AAAATTGGGGCGTTCTTGGTAATCAAGATCAGTATCAAGTACTTTCTGTTAATGCCGAAGCTGCTCCTACTATCACTGGTACTACGGTTCCTTCTTATCCTGGAACTACCGGTGCAACGTTTAGTGTTCGTGTAAACGGAGGAGCCGCAGTTGTAATTGGACCTCTTCCTTCTAGTGCCAACAATGCCGCGCTGATCGCTAACCTTAATTCTGCCTTTGTCACTGCTGGTGTTGATCTGGATTGTACAGCTGGAATGGCTACTAACACTATCTCAATTAATTGGTCTGGAACTCCTGGTTCTGCTTCTCCTGTTGTTGATCCTAATGCTTGGGGCAATGGCTGGGGCAAATCATTTGAATTAATTGATTCTACTCCTGGTGACCTCGCTTCTCTTGGTTTTGCTGCTGGATTAAATGTTTCTTCACAAGAACCAGAAATTGAACTCCAAGATTCGAATATTTCTAGAAATATTACTGAAAGCCTACAAGCTGGTGGCCTAGTGGGTCTACAAGTTGGCTATGTTGGTACTACTGCAACGCTAACGATTTCAGATGGCATGCTAACTACTACGGTAACTGGCGGCAGCGGTGCAAATCTAAGTGTTAATCTCAGCCAATATTCTACCGTTGGCGTACTAGCTGGTTTTATCAATGCTCAGCCAGGTTATAGTGCAAATGCTGTACCGGTTGCAAATCAACTTCCTCCAAGTGCTCTTGACGAAGTATCAGCGATTGGTATTTGTTCAACTGGTGCTCACGACGAACCAGGTCGCATAAAGATGGGATTGTATAACTTTGAACAAGTTATGGCAACAAGCCGACTTCTAGCGTTTACTCCTACCGCTACTTCAGGACTTCCTAATCCAATGGCAGCCCCTGCGTTCCTATCCGGTGGTACGCGTGGTGCTACACTTGCTGCTGATATTGTAAACGTCATCAATACTCTTGGTGCTGTTACAATGAATATCCTCGTACCTCTATTCTCACAAGATGCTTCATTAGATATTATTGCAGGTTTAACAAGTCCTGGTTCTACATATACTATTGCTGCAATTAATGCTCTAATGAAAACGCATTGCCTAGAGGAAAGTGACCCTCTACTCAACAGGAATCGTATTGCAATCTGTTCTTATAATAGTAGTTATGGGAATGCCGCTGCAATGGCCCAAACCCTTGCAAGCTTTCGTGTATCATTAGCGTTCCAACAAGTAAACCAAGTCAATTCGCTAGGTGTTGTAACTACATTCCAGCCCTGGATGGCAGCTGTATGTGCCGCTGGTATGCAAGCCGGTGGTTTCTATAAGGCCATCGTTAATAAGTATGCCAACCTTATCAGCATCGTTGATCCAAGCGGATATAACAGCGGTGATCCGGGGGATACTTCAGAAGCTCTCGATGCTGGACTACTACCTCTTTATACAGATGTTGGTGGAGTACGTTGGGTTTCAGACCAAACGACTTATGGACAGGATACTAACTTTGTATATAACAGCATTCAAGCGGTTTATGACGCGGATCTCATTGCTATCAATCTCAAGTATAGTTTTGCTAATGCTTTCGTTGGTCAAAGTTTAGCAGATGTTTCTGCTGCTAGTGCTTCTGCTTTCCTAACCCAGCAAATGGCAAGTTACCTACAGCTTAAACTAATTGCACCTAGCAACGGAGCACCTCTTGGTTGGAACAATGCAAAAATCAGTATCGCGGCACCAACTATGACTGTATCGGTGAACATTTATCTAGCTACCGCAATTTACTTCATTCCGATCAGCTTCAGCATTAGTGCTGTACAGCAATCGGCATAATTTTAGGATAAGGAGAATCTATGAGCGTTACAATAACTGGTGGGCGTGGTTTATTGTATTTACCAGATATTACTGGCAATTTAGTACTTGCTGGTGTTTTTGATACTGTTTCAAGAAACAAAGGTCTTAGTACAGAGGCAATCCATACCCTTGGACAGTACTCGGCTAGAGAAATTGCTATTACTGCTTATAATGAAGTTACTGTTAATTGCAGCGGATTCCGTGTATTAAATAAGGGAACAACCGTTCTTGGAAAATTTCCTAGACTTCAAGATTTGCTAAACTACCAAGGTGTCATAGTTAAGGTAGTAGACCGTCAAAGTGGAGACACTCTACTAGTGGTGACTGGCTGCGTTCCTACGGCGGATTCGGAAAACTACTCGGCCCGAGCAACTACAAAGATTTCAATAAGTTATACGGGAATCGCGGCATTCGACGAGTCGACTACTGATGCTTCTGGCAACCCAACAGACAGCGAAGGTACGCCAAGCTGGCCATAACTATTTAATATTATTAAATAGTTTATTTAAAGGGGATAAAGCAATTTATCCCCTTTTTTATTTATTAAGTCCTATTTTTTACTTGCAATTCCAGAATAAGTTATGATATAGTCTTAATATGAAAAAATTAAGCTATGAAAATGTAAAAAACTATATAGAATCAAATGGCCACATCTTAATTAGTGATACATATATAAATTCGCAAACCAAACTCTCACTACGGTGTCCTAAAAATCATAAATTTGACGTTACATTCAGTAATTTTAAATCCAGAAATTCAAGATGTCCTTTTTGTGAATGCGAAGCTATATCAAAACGATGTAAAACACCGTACCAAACATTGGAGAGTAAGGCTAAAGAAAGAGGACTTACGCTTCTGACCACAAAAGAAGAGTACGAAAAAAATTCCAAGAAAAATAATAGAATATCATTACAATGTAAATGCGGGTATTTCTACACTATAAGAGTAACTCAGTTTAATACTGGAAGATCGTGTTTGAAATGTGGTTTTAAAAAAACCGGAGACAAAAAAAGAAAAACATACGAAGAAGTTAAAAGACTGATTAATCTCGCAGGCTATGAACTTTTAAGCGCGGTATATAACGGAAACAATAAAAAATTAGAATTAGAGTGTAAAGATCATGGTTCTTTTTTCATAAAATTAAACGATATTTTGAGTGGGCACGGCTGCAGAAAATGTTTCTGTCGTGGGGGGAAGGCACAAAAAGAATTATTTGATTTTGTTAAAAATCTGTATCCTGAAACATTGGAAGAGAACAGGAAACTAATTAAACCAAAAGAGCTTGATATTTTTGTTCCTTCCCTCGGTTTGGCCATAGAATATTGCGGTTTGAGATGGCATTCTGACGAATTTAAATCTAAAAACGATCATTATAATAAAATGAAACTTTGTAATGAAAAAAGTATCCGTCTAATTACTGTTTTTGAAGACGAATGGCTTGAAAAGCAAGAACAAGTTAAAAACTTTTTGCTTTCGGTTCTTAATAAAAATAGCACCAAACTAATGGCCCGTAAAACTGAAATAAAAGTGGTTACCAAAACGGAAGCGACCGATTTTCTTGATAATCATCATATCCAAGGGGCACCACTACTTGAAATCGCCTTTGGTTTATGCCATAATAACGAGCTTCAGGCCGTAATTACCGGAAATAAGCATCATCGTCAAGGTTTTGATGATATTTTTGTACTTAATCGCTTGGCTTTTAAATCTGGAGTATCGATTTCTGGTGGTTCTTCTAAATTGCTTAAAGCCTTAATTAACTATGCTAAAAATAACGGATATAAGAAACTTATCTCATGGTCCGATAATCGTTGGTCTGAGGGTAATGTTTATGAAAAACTTGGGTTTGAATTAACCGAAGAATTGGGTCCTGACTATTCCTATGTTCAAAAACAAAAGCGTCTTTCTAAACAATCTTGCAAAAAGAAAAACCTACTTCAAAGGGGCGCCAAAGGAACTATGGAAAATACAGAGCAAGAATTAGCTCTTTCCTTGGGTCTATACCGTATTTGGGACTGTGGTAAAAAACGTTGGGAAATTAACCTCTAATCTCCAAACCAATCTTTACGATATAACCTCTATATTAGAGGCATTTAACATGGGTTAAATGTACTGTCAATCGTGGGATTGACTCCTAACTTAATGTAAGGATTGGATAAAATGGCTTTTGAGCAAATGCTAGCTGCGGTACCACCGCAGGCTTTTACTGCTAATGGTACGAATTTAGGCGTCGTTACAATCGCTAGTACCGCCGGTTTCTACATTAAGCAAAAAATCAATCTCCAATCTAATACAATCCCAAATCAAATACTACTTCAAATTAAAAATATACTAAGCGATACACAGCTTATCGTAGGGCCAAACAATAATAGCCTAAAAGCAGATCCCAAAAACTATACTGATATTTCAACCTATCTGGTTGCGGATAATGCTACTATTTCTGCACCAGAACAAAATAATTTTCCTATCCCGGGTGACGACCACTACAACACGGTATTTTTACCAGCACCTGTAATGGCCGATAGGGTGGTGTGGGTAGATCCATATGGTAACTTTTATGGGCCTGGTAATCCACTCCCTATATCGTTTGATGGTACTATTTCTATTGGAACAGTAACAGTTACAAATTTGCCCAATCCCGTCAGTACTAATTATGGAACGGTTAATAATAGTACCATAAGAACTGCTTCTCAAATTGGTAATGCTACTGGATCAGCCGATTTTGGTGTTGGAATAGTAGGACCACAAACCCTAAGAGTTGGTAGTAATTTGTATGATTCTAACGGCAACGGATTAACTTCTACACCTATCGATGGCAAACAGGCCCTAGATGTTAATATAGCTGGTGATAGTTTTACTATTGATGTTGGAACACCGGACGAATCTGCTTTCACATATGGTACATCACTACAGCAAACAATAGGTGGTGTTTATCAAGATGCCGGTCCTACTATAGCTTCTGGAGAAAGCGGCGCAGTAAGACTTACACAATATAGAGCTTTCCATACAAATCTCAGGAATTCTAGTGGTACAGAGCTGGATTATAATTTTGGTGCAGCTGATACTAGTACTCTAAGAGTAGCAGCATTAATCGGTAATGCTACTGGATCAGCCGACTTTGGTGCAGGCAATTCAGATGCTCAGACTTTAAGAGTAGTAATAGCATCGAATCAAAATGCCATTCCTGTAACTCAATCAACTTCTCCGTGGATTGTTTCGGGGACCGTAACTGCTAATCAAGGAACTTCTCCGTGGATTGTTTCGGGGACCGTAGCAGTAACTCAAAGTACGTCACCATGGATTACATCTGATTTAGCAGATGGCGCGGTTTCGAATGGAATAACAGGTACCAAGTCAACGCTTGGCGGGTTAATATACGATTCTTCAACACTTATATTAACTAGTGGTAATCAAAATTCATTGCTAGGTGATGTTAATGGCAATTTGTTAATTAATTTAAAAACTTCCATACCAACAGGCTCAAATACAATTGGAGCTGTAACTCAAGCTAGCGGACCGTGGACACAAAACCTAACAGAAGTTGGTGGCGCGGCTATTTCACTTGGCCAAACTACGGCAGCAAATTCTGTTCCTGTTACACTCGCTGGTCTACCGACATTTCAAACTTCTCAGTATACAGTTGGAACATCGGCTGTGCAAATCACAGCGGCGCCCCTAACAAATAGGAGTAGTATTGGATTCAAAGCCATTACCACTGCATCAACTTATGCAATTTATATTGGCAATTCATCAAGTGTTACAGCGGCTACTGGGTATCCATTATTTAATGATGATACACTAAATATGGACTTAACTGGTGCTAATCAAATATGGGCTATAGCTTCAGCAACTGCTCAAACATTAGCTGTAGTGGAGATAGCATAATGTCTTCTAGAATACAAACAACAAGTGGCGGAAGTAAAACCGGAGCGGTGACGGTAGTAACCAAAAGTAATGGCTATACAGTACAACCTAGCGACCTTGGTACATTTTTTAACCTTGATACTTCTTCTACAACATTCGCTCTCGTTCTTCCTCCAGCAACCGCTGGGTTTTGGATTAGATTTGCCGACAGTACAGGTTATTTTTCAAATAATCCAATGACATTAGAACCGGCCACTGGCAGTGTTTTAATTGAAGGTGTAGCAGGAGGTAGACCATTTCAAACCGCTTGGGGAGGCTGGTTAGTTTATTCAGATGGAACTAGTTGGTTTGTTGAATAATGGCTAAATTTACTAGACAAAATATAGGAAATAGCACAACCTGGTACTGTCCGGCAGGTGTTACTTGCATTACTGTCTATGGTAGAGCTGGATCGGGCGGTGGTGGAGGCGGCGGAGGAGGAGCAGGTGGTAACTCGGCTACTGGCGGAGCTGGTGGTGGAGCAGGGGGCAGTGGAGGTTCAACCATTTCTACTCCTGTAGAATTAGTTGTGATACCTGGTACTACTTACACAATCACTATAGGTGCGGGTGGAACAGCTGGTACTGGAGGATCGGGTGGCACTGCTCCAAGTGGTAATGGCGGAAATGGAACCGCCGGAGGAGATGGGGGTCAAACAATATTTGGCGTAGGGTCACCTATCCAAACTATCTGGGATGCAACGGGATCTGGAGGCGGAGGAGGCGGAGGGGCAACCGGTTCAATTGCTGGCTATGGTGCAGCTGGAGGGGGAGGAATAGCTGGTATAGGGACTTTAGGATTAAATGCAGGTGCAAGTGGAGGCGGTGCATTGACATTATCAAATCCCGCCGCTCCGGGATCAGCACCGACAGTTCATGGTCCATTTTATGCTAATGGTTCTTTTGGAACTGGAAGTCCGGCAGCTGGAAGCGGATCTGGTCAAGGAGGAGGTGGAGCAGGGGCTGTTTGTAGTGGTGATGGTGATGGTTCAGGAACATTAGGAGGTAATGGCGCTCCAAGTGTAGGGCCTGGTGTAAATGGTCTTCCGGGTAATCATGGAGTAAGTCCTATAGGAAGTGAAAATCCTGGAGTGGCTGGTCCCGGCGGAGGTGGTGGCGGTGGTGGCGGCTATAATCCTAGCAGTACACCTGGTACAGGCGGTGCTGGCGGGAATGGCCTAGCTGGAAATCCTGGTGGTATAATTATTGAATGGGTTGATTAATGAAAAACATTACCCGCGCCATATTTACAACTTCAGGGACCTGGACTTGTCCATCCGGTATAGTTCACATTAGACTTATTGGTAGAGCAGGTAGTGGCGGCGGTGGTGGTGGGGGAGGTGGTAGAACTAACGGAGAAGGCGGT